GGTCAGCAAACGTCTGGCTAATACCATGTTCAATTGTCTGTAATGCTAGTGAAATAATGTCGCTAGTTATTTCTTGGACATTAACTAGCAGTGAACCCATCGGCCTCTTATGTATATAATCGGCCATCGGGTCTACCATTATCGTCCAACAATCATCTAACTTCTCGTTACAGCTATCAGCATAAGTATCATTGATAAGTACAATCTTAGCTCCATCAGGATACTTCTCTTTCAGTAACTTAGCATCTTCTTCCTGTAATATGCAAAATGCTGATGGCCTTAGCCAGCAATTACGAACAGTGACGTTATTCTCTGGATATTCTCCGCGATACTGAGTAGAAAGTCTAGCCCACTGTTCATGTGGGTCATAGATTCCACTTCCAGAGAAGTTTATTTTACTTCCGTTATTATTCTCATTTCTCAAATCTGGATATCTGTCCAATACATTGGAATAATGCGTTTCATAACTAAAAATTAGATACGGAATATCAGCCTGCTTCATTGCATAGTTAGGAACTTTAACAAACAAGCCGCCATAACATTCCATACAGATTCTAGACTTGGCTTTCTTCGTTGTTCCAACCAATCTAGGCACTGTAAACTTTGACTTCTGCAAGTCTGAGTCCAGAAGTGAAGCACATTCCGGACAAATTTTCATTCCACGATTCAAGATTGCATCATGGAGTGGACTCTCTGCGTCACCAGGATTGAACTCATCTTCAAAACGACTTATAAACATTTCATCTGGAAGATTCTTCTTACAGAATGGGCAAACGTATGCCTCTTCTTCCTGGTCCTCATACTTATCTTCCTCATAAGTGCCATACTTATCATCCTCTTTAGGATATGTGTAGCAAGCTACCATTCCTTCTGTGCATAGGATGTAAAGAGCACGTAGCCACAATAAAGAAACGTTATTATGGCGAGAAATGAGGAGAGCAATCTTATCTCCAGCTTTAGCTGTGGTATTATCTAAAGTATTTTCTGCATCATCTGGATAACATTTAATAGCAGGAATAACGATAGATAGAGCAGCAATAATAGATTCAAGATATGCACGAAAAATATTAATAGGTTTGTCATAGAACTCCTGGTCGTTCTCTGAGTTAGCTTCGTTCTCATCCCAGACTCTCCAGTCATGAGCAACTTCAGAGAACCAAATTCTTGAGTATCCTTCCCAAAGTAATTTGAGCTGACGCCAATCTTTCAATTGACGGTCACGGACAGCTCTATCCTCTTGGTCGAAATGGTCTGCGACCTGCTTCAATAAGTCCTGAATCTTCTTATCTACTTTCATGGCGTTTGACTATTCGTCTTTCTTGCCGTGATAGTATTTATCTACCATCTTCCCAAAGAAACCTTTAGATGGTGCTACGCTAGGAACTGCTGGCTTCTTTTTCTTCTCGTTCTGAGAATGAGCATATGCTTGGATACGTTTAATTGGGTCATCATTAGCTGGTTTCTTCTTGTCTGTCATAGCAGAGCCAAAAGCTCCAAGCCTCTTAGCTCCAGCTCCAGCTTGACTAGCAGCAGACTCCTGCCGCTTTGTCTTAGATTGCATAAACGACGGTGCAGCAGATTTAGAAAACATCACATCATCTTCCTAGATTCTATCCTTCTGCTAGCCATATCAGGAGGACGAGAACCAGGAACATGACGCGGAGCAAGATTTGAAACTTTCTTCTTCTCCTGCTTCGGGGCACCCGGTAGCTTATTCGTCAGCCCACCTGTAGCTTTACCAGCTACCTTACCTGCCATCTTAGCAGTGCCTTTTACAGCTTTATGAACTGCTTTAATTGGATTACCAAATACTTTCTTAAGAAATCCACCTGGCTTAAACATCTGCTTTTACCTCTTCAGTAATCTTTAGTTCCTTTTCAAGACGTTCAATCTCTGACTGCCTTCTCTGTTCTGCTAGAACCTGAGCTTGCTTCCTATCCTCAGCTTCTAGCATTTGCCTTCTTACATTCCAAGTCGTCGTCCTAGGCTTCAGCTTATCGTAATCTACTGGAGCAGCTGGTGCCTGTTCTGATGGCCTAGTAAGAGATAAGATAGAATCTAATAGCTGTCTCTTCTCAACGTTAGCGATAGCTAGCTGCTCTCTCAATGTATCACACGATACACATGGAGGAGTCTCGATATTAAACCACTTACATAACAGTTCTTTAATCACTGTATGGTCTTTAGACTCACTCTTACATTACCTGAAGTACATTGAATAAATACACCAGCCACTTCACACTGCTCATTAGCATCTGGTGTGAGAGCTACAGCAGGTGTCATATTCAGTGATGTTGACTGCAAAAATGTAGCAGCCGCTGTATCACAAAATAGCAAACAGCGTAATGATGGTAGTGCATAAACTACATTCTGTATCATGTCAAAAGCTGGACCAGCTGAAATTAGTGTCGTAGGCATTACATCATCACCCTTCTTCGACGATGAAACATTCTGACCGGTTTAACCTTATCAACTTCTAATGTTCTCATATCACGATAGAATGCAGTCCAGTCATTACTTCTAGCTAACTTTGCCGCTAATGCTTCACGCTTCTGTACTACCTTGAACTCACTCTCAGCCGACTCAAGGTAATTCTCAGCAGCGTCGCAAAGATAACGCAAAGTATCAATAGGGTCGTCACCTTCAAATTCTGCAATGTCTTCGATATTCTTTTTATCATAACTGCATGCCTTTATAGCTTCTACCAATACTGGACAAGTATCAAATATCTGAAGTTTAGGTAGATTATCTTCAATCTCTGGCTCGTCAAAGGAATCGAGGTAGGACTTATACTCTTTCATTCCTCGATTGCGAAGCATCCACATTGCGGTCTCTTCGCTGTATAGAGCAGTCTTTTGCTTTAAGAATGCGTGCTTTGGCTTCCACCTGAGATACTCATGAATTAACTGTTTGCCTGCTACACGAGAACCTGAAGTATTAGCTGTTAATTCAATCTGCCTGCCAAGAGCTGTAGAAATCTGTTCTTGGATAGTGTGTTCTTGCCCAAGCTCTTTACCAGCAGACTTACAAAACTTAACTAGTCTTGGATTCTCTAGCTCCAAGTAGTCTTTAACGAATGGTGCCCACTCTTCAATCTTAGTCTTAGTCCAATACATCTCTCGATAAATGTAGACTCGACGCTGTGGACTTATGGCAGCAAATGCCACGTAAGTCATTGCGGCAAATCCCCAGTCACCAATACATATCCTAGGCCACCAATCTGGAATCTCAAACTCTGGTATTACATGGAGAGCATTTTCTGGCTCATCTGGGTATGGTCTGTCCCTGAATTCATCAAACACTTGACCAAGATAAGAGTCCCAATCTCCATAGAGCTTAGCTCTCCTCTCAGCTTCAGGAAGAGCTTCAAGGGATTGCCTATATCCTGGGTCAATGTGTGGATTATCTGCCAGAGTTGCATGAATGTAAACTCTAAGATTGCCACCCCTACCTCTAATTACTGTTCCATATGGGGCTGCTTTTGGGAATCGTTTGCTAACCCAAGTGTGTCCAATACCACCGGGCATCCCTGCTGCACGTATAATAGCTGGTAAGGTTGGGTCACTCGTTCGAACTCGTGTAAAACCAATATAAAGATATATAAATTCAGTAAAACTAGTAAGCTCATCAGGAGTAAATAAATTAATTTCCATTGAGTCGTACTTATGGACATCATCTTCTGTCTCACACTGTCCAAGGAATATCATTGCTCCAGCATTGGAGAACCCAGAACCATACTGGTCAGGTCTTGGGAATGTCCATGCCATATCGGATTTATTAAGAGTAGCTCCAAACTTTGAGTAAACTTGGCGTGAACGAGGAATGACCTCATTCCTAAGTTCTGGGAACGTCCTTCTAAGGAATACTTGCTTAAAAGCAGGATTACTATGCCACCCATGACAAATCCCATATAGCAATAAGACGTCTGTCTTTGCGCTGCCAGCACCACCACCATATTTGGCTTCTCTAATGGAGAGTGGCAGAGACAAGAAAACCTCTTGTCTTTTTGTTGGCCGCCACTCTCCACTACTGAATGCCATCTACCGCCTTGATTCTGCTTCCAACTGACGGTAGCTATTCATCAAACTCCAGTATCCACTGCTAACTGGAATGTTTGATTCAACTCCAAACTCCCTCAGAATAACAGTGGCCTCTTCAAGAAGCTCTTTCTTTTCTTTATCATTCTTAATTCTGCGTTCCTTTACTTTTGCATCAATACGTTCAGCTGTCTCTTTTGCTTCTCTCTGAGCAGCTTCGTGTTCAATAACACGCTTCTTCTCTCTCGCCGCTGCTTCATCAGCGGCTTTCTTCTGAGCAGCTTCAGCTTCCTTGACTGCTTTTGCTTTCTGCTCTTCAGCTACCTTAGCATCAGTTAGAGCTTTCAGCCTGATATCTTCTGATGCTTCCTCAGCTGCTTTCTCAGCTTCAGTCTTTACAGGCGGAGCTGTAAAGGGAGGATTGGGTGAAGCGGCAGTAGGAGCTGGAACGAATGGTGGATTTGGCGAAGCTCCTGGCATTGCGAATGGTCTGTCACCTGGTTTGTCTTCTGGCATTGTTTCTCCTAATCTCCATCTGGAACGTTGATTAGAATCCATCTAACAAAGAAATATAGCACTATCAAGATTAATATTATCAACGCTGATACTAGGAGTAATAACCACATTGGGTACAGTAATGACCTGACCATCAGGTTTACCGAACCTCCTAACTATATCATACATCAGTTCTGCTTTGTCTTCACCTACTCCGACAGAAAGCATCCCTTCCCGGAATAGGTTATCTGCCACTTCTTTAATTGTAAATATCCTATGACCCATGATGGTCTGGAGTTTGTTGTTGTAACCTGCATCATGAATTACCGCCGCTGGGTCATAATCATCAACTGGTGGAAATATTGTATAGAATATCCTTGGGATACTGGCTAGGTCAGTTATCGTTCCTTCAGGAGCCATCAAGTAGCCCCTATACTTATCTGAATAATAAACTAACCAATCAGTTAGCTTCCACAAACGTGTGTCTATTTTCTCTAGCCTTAGTTCTGTAAGAAACCCTGACATTACACTCTACGAATAAGATAGATTATTAACAGAATTAAAGCAATAGTAGCAAGCCACCCAAGAATTCCGAATGGCATGTTACTTCACCTTTCTAAGCTGCTCGATAGTGACACAGTGTGAACCAAGACCCTCTTCAAAGCAAATGAGAGTCTTAGGCACTAGGTTCTTACCAAGATGAATTGTATTTGGAAGGTCTCTGGATTCTATCGTAGGCATGGGAGCGTTTGGATTAGCTATTCTAGATGCTGAATAATCTTTCCATCCATCTACGATAACTGAACCATCAGCACGTAGAAGAATGCCGCTGATACCACATGCCTGTGATACGTTCTGTGCTGATAGTGAAGAATTGATTGGGCAGAATATTGCACCCACCAGAACTAAGGTTACGAATAGTGAAACAAAGAAGACTACTGTCTGATGCTCTCTCTTCATCTCATTCACCTGTTGTTCCTTTGGGTTTGATTTCGAGCCTAGCTGCTAAGTTTTTAATGCTACCTAATGGTATTGCCTCTGGAGCGGCTGGTTGAGTGGTCTGAGCAGGACCAGGACTTTCTGCCATAGCCTTTGCCTGCGCTAACAAACCAGCAGCCCTTCTTAATTCATCAATAGTTTCTTGTAATCTTCTCTCTCGTTCATCTCCAGCTCTAGCTCTCTCATCTGCTTTAGTAGCAGCAGAATTAACATGACCTTCAATAACTTTAGCTATCTGAACCGTTTGTTGAGTAGCACTAACAACAGTATTAATCTTTTCATTCTGCTTCCAACTATCAATTAAGCTTTTTAATACTGCACCTACGGCAGCAACAAAAAGTAACCACTCTGGCATTGAGTAGGTCATTCATCTTCTCCTAAAATCTAATCTTGATTCCCTTTGAAATCTCAGCCTTAAGTTCAGCTAGTCCATTCTTAAATGTAGCTGTTTGAAGTTTAGTCTCTGTAACCAATTCACTTAATACAGATAGTATCTGCATTAATAGTAATGCTTCAGCAGGAGGCTCATCTCCTGGAGGATTATCTGGTGGGTCTTCTGGTGGGTCTTCAGGAACACTAATACCTAAGTGATTAAATGGACTGACCTGAATAAAGAATTGACCAGTAGTATTTGGATAATTAGGTGCATCACCAGCTTTAACTTGAACTCCTCTATTAGTTCCATTCTGCCAATCCCAAATGTCCATAGAGCCTGGGCCTGTGCGATTAGCAATAGCATCTTTAGACTGAGGACCGGAAGAAGATGTAGCCTTAGTTCCCCAGTCAGGACCTAAGTCAAAGCAAATCTGCTCTGCAATCTTCTT